ATCAGCAGCGCCCGCCATAACACCGCGGCCGAATTCCATGTCAGCAGTAGTGTTAGTGCGCGTGCGCGTGTGATTGTCTGCACCAGTGTCGGCTACATCACCTTCAAGGCCACGCGGCATGTCATCGGGATAGGTGGTCTGTGGAATAGTCATTTGTCTATATCTCCAAAAGTGTGAGGGTTAGACCTTACGCGCTAGCGCCAAAGTCGAAGTTATCGCGGGCTTCTTGCGCCTTGCGAAAACGCTCCTGAATATCGCTAGCGTCTGAATCAGTACGGTTAGAAGTGTGACTGCGGACCCCGCCAGCGACGATACTGGAGAGCTTCTTATGCGCGTCATCGCCGGCATTCTCTACGAGAGAATCAAAGCGAGCTTGCATGTAGTAGCCCCGTGCATCTCCTTCGAGATGCTCAGGAATCTTGACACCCTTGGCGTCCAAGCAAGCGCCAATAAGTTGCGCATCGTAATCGTCTGCAGCAGAGTCAACCTTATCCAGAGTCTCCTGCTTAACGATCTTGAGAGCATCGCCGGTAAGCTTCTGCCGAGCCGCCAGAAGCTCTCCAAGGTTAGGCTTCTCCTCACTATCCGTAGTCAACTTCTCATTAGCTTCGGTAAGCTCCGAGACCTTAGCCTCTAGGGTGCCAATCGTCTTAGCACTCTCGGCCCCCTTGCTATCAAGCTTTGACAGGGTATCCTGCAGTAGTGGGGCGTGTGCAGCGAGCACAGAAATTTTCAGCCCGCCGATGTCAATCTCTACATTTTCCATAGTAGGTTTCTCTTCCGTTTCTAGTTGTTCCGCTTCTAGCGAATCGAGATGCAGCACGGTTCCGTGCTGCTTATCAAGTCCGCCACGCGGGCGGGACGTAATAGCCACGTGATTAGCCACGTGACCAAATTGAACGTAGTCGTAAGTCTCTGCGCCGTTCGGACCTTGCCACACGCCAGACTGCTTTCGAGTCTTGCATTTGTAGCCGACGCTGCAACCTACGGGCAATCCGGAATCGAGTCTCTCTGCAATCTCTGTTAGGGACTTCTCGTCCCTAATCACCAAAGAGGAGTCAATCCGATAGCCGCTAGCGTGCGCGTCTGTTCCAGTGCTACCAATCGCAAAGCGCTTATAGTTCTTTCGATTAACAGCAGTCCCGCGCGGGTAAGGGTGCTCGCGCGTAACGACACAATTCTGTAGACTCTTAATGAAGCGCTTGCTTTGGACTTCTGTAGGCGGTCGAAACTCTCTGCGGATAGTTCCATCTGCGCGCTTGTACTTGTACACACCCACGGTAGATAGGGACGCGTGGTCGAAGTGTCCGAACCCTGTTCCAGGCTCTACCCGAAACTTGGAAGCGGTACCGCTATCAAAGCGGAATTCCTCTGGGCAATCTTCATCCTCTGAATCTGCGCGCTCTTCCTTCTTAGCAGCTTCCACCAAAGAGGGATCAAGGTCGTGCTCACGCATCCACTCTTTAGCAGTGCTCACAGTAAAGCGGTCCGAATCAAAGCGGATACTCTGGCGCTCGGTAGTGCCATCGGGAAGAGTACCAATCAAGAAGGATACGCCCTTCTCGCGGTTCACCCGTACGAGCTTCTCATATTTGCCGGGCTCGTTTAACCGAGCGACATGTTCACCGCGAAATGGCATAGCTTTACCAGAGTCCTAAAGTGGAGCCGATCAGATGTGCGAACACTACGAACGCGGTAGCGAGCATGACGCCCGCGGCTCCCTCAGTCATTACTTTCGTCATTACAGAATGTCCCTGTCTCAGTAACGCTCTTACGCGCGTGCGGGCGCGTGCGTTGTTTAGCACTTCGCTCACCGTCAAGCTTTGCGCGCCAGAGTTGAAGTCTCTTTACGTCGCGGTCTGTTTGAACACGCGCAGACACTTCAGAGGCTAGATCTTCTTTGAGGTCTTTGACTGTCCTGCGCAGGGAGCCCGCTCCCATGGCCACACCAAAGAGGGTTATCAGCGCGCCTATGCTGAACTGAATCGTATCGGCATCCATACTTGGTAGTCATTCTCTAGAGCACGGGCTCTGCATAGCATCGACACTGAATCGGGGTACCTGGGAAACCTTGCCCAGTATCACCCGGGGCGCTAGTTACTCCCGCTGGTGTGTTGCCACTTGTCGCCCCGTCCTTCCACCCAAACTCTAAACCCTCTAGATCCTCATGCGAGGATCTAACCCCCTCGTCCCCTACCGTAGTCCACAGAAACTTAGTGATACCGTTTTCTTGGTGCCTATCTCTAGTGAGAAATCCATTGAGGCTAGCAGTCTGGTCTCTAGCAATCAGCGCGGCGCGTCTCTTAGTAACGCCATTGATTGAGCGGAGATCCTTAGCGATTGCGCTGCTTCGTCTACCCGCTGCAAAGCCTTCTGCGATTGAGTGTTCGATACGGTCGAAATGCTCAGGACCGATGGAACCTATTAGCTTCACATTCTCTCGAATGAAGGTCCCGCGAATCTTCTTATTCTTCTCGCTCTTAAACTTCTTGACGCCTACCGCTTTTAGCTGCTTCTTAACTTGAGCTTCGTTCAGTTTATCCGTTCGCGTGTGCGCGCGCGTGGCTGTCTTTCGTGCGTCCTGTAGGTCAACCGCGTTGGAGTACTTAGCTTCTTGCTGTAGAACAACCTTGCGAATCTGTTGGACTTGCAGACGTTGCGCTGGCGTGAGTGTTGCCAGTAGTTGTTTTGTAGTAGGCGCTGCATCTTCACGGTCCGTGGAATCTTCGGGCTCTTCCTTCGCAGGTACTCCGCCCGTCTCTGCTAAGACTTCCTCTACCTCATCGATGATAGGCTTAGTGAGGACCGCCAAAAGGTCTGTGTACCTTTTGAGATTACGGAAGTAGTCGAGCGCGCCTGCCAACATATTGATAGCAGGTACACCGCTCTTACTCTTCTTCCGGTTGCGGCTTTTCTTCTGGCTCTTCTTCGCCGTCGCCATCGTCTACAGGCTCTTCCTCTGGTGTGCCTTCATTCACTGCAGCGAGTTGTTCGGCTTGCTTAGTTGCCTCTTCTTCCGCCTTAGCTTCCGCGTCTGCTTCGTTGAAACCCTCACCAGTGTTAGCACCAATGATAGCCGTAGCTTCCTCTTCAGTAAGTTGGTAGCCCACTTGAATGATGGAGATAGCAGAATCGCGGGGAAGCTCTTTCAAGCCTACAGCCTTGACGATGTCAATCAGGCCCACGATCTGAGCGCCGTTCATTGCAGTCTTAGCAACGTCTGCGCCGGCTGCAGTAGCTACTGCCTTATTGGCGTCTGTAATCTCGCCTTCTACATCGCCTTCCGCAGCCTCCATCTCTTCACGCGATTGCAGGTCTACCTGTGTATCAAGCGAGAAGCCTCCCTTACCGAACCTACTAGCAGCCACTTCGTCTTGAGTAACGACACCAGAAGCAATATTCAAAGTGTCCGTTTCGGCTTGCGACTTCTGGATTTCGGCCTGTTCCTTCTCACTCTTAGGCTTGAGTGGTGTAAAGACAATCTTCCACCCACCCTCAGGAATCTTGCCGCGGAACTCGTCAGTATCAAACAGGACTGAATAGATGCGCTCTAGAAGGGGCTTCAGTTCGGCCTGCTGTTCAGAGCCTACAATCGTATTCCAGTTGTCTTGCTCTGCCTCACCAGTTCCAAACCCGCCAGGGGAAAGGCCAATCAGCCTGGTAAGCGGCATGCCACTAGCAGCGCTCAACTGGTGCCCAAACTTGTCAATCAAGTCAGGCATACCCGCGACACTAGTAGTCTTACGCTCGTAGGTGTCCGAAGCATCTACTACCGTAGCATTGAACATGCTACGAAACTGATTCATTACGTTGAACTGATTAAGCAGCGCAGCCATGCCACCCTTAGCACGGAGGATGGCACGAAAGCCTTCAACGCTGTAGACCGCTTGCGCGAAGTCCTGGATGATATGACCTGCACCCTGTAGAGCACTGTTCCAATTCTTGAGCGGATTCCAGACACGCTCAAAGATGGAGTCTCCGAAAGTATCACCAATGCTAACGACATTCTGGCCACTGATATTGTCGGCAACCTGCACACCCTCGTAACGGATTACACGAGTAGCGTGGATGCTTTCCTGATTCAGCCCATCACTAAGGTCGTTAGGGTCTAGTCGATATTCAATAGGCTTACCGAAAGTGAAGGGATCCTTAGGGTCTTCCCCGCGCTCGTGGGATGCAGTGACTTCCCAGCGTGTGAAGGTGCGCAGCCAGTCAAACGTGCCGCCTTCTCTAAGCGGCTCCGCCTTATCCTCTACGCCATCGTCTACACCAAGCATAAGCAGACCACCACCATGGGCCCGGCCTCGCTTCCAATGCTTGTTTATTTCAGGGACTAGACCTACCCGCTTTTCCCATGTCTCAATGGTGGCGTTTAGTTGCGCTGCCTCGATAGGGTCTAGAGGCTCAATGCCTCCGTCTTCCGCAACCGTTGAGAACTGCAGCGACCACCCCTTAGACATGCCATCGTCTACAATGCTATCAATGATACGTCCGGCGAGTGCATCGCCAGAGTAGAGCATGTTAACGGTAACCTCATTGACGAAGCGAGGGGTATGGAAGAAATCAATACTAGTGGTCTTGTCGGACTTACTACCTAGGCCAGTCTTTAGCGAGAAGTAGCCATCTAGCTTCAGACGCTCCAGTGCGTCTTCCCCTGCTTTCACAAGGTCTAGCGCTTTCGTGGTAGCTACTTTTCTAATGCCCATAGGCTTAGTGAATCCGCAATCTGGCTACAGGGTCTGAGATATATTCGGACAGGGCTTGAGTGAGGCAGTCAACTTGGTCGTCATTCGCACCCTTGGGAAAGGATGTGCACTCACTTACAAACGCGTCTACCCAACCATATCCATAAGCATCTTCAGAAGGTAAATACACATTCCCTGAACGGACAGCGGGAGCGATGGCATGCGCACGGGCTTCTTTGGTGCCCTTAGGGATGATAGGGATTAGCCCGTTAATCGTGTTGTGGAGAGCGGAGATAATGGCCGCTCCGTTAGCCTTCTCTTCCACATACTTAGCGAAAGCTTCCGGCCACTTCTCGCACAACTTCTCAAACTGCAGCTTACTATCTACGAAATCCCAGCGTCCACGCACTTGGTCGAGTAGGTAGAAGCTAGGTCCATCCTTGCCCCATACCTGCCCCACTACATAGGAACCTTCTGTAGTTTTCTTGAAGCTCATATCCCACGACATAAACACAGCATCGAACGTGCTAGGTAGTGTCGCGTGGGTGTAGTACTGCCACCAATTCTTTTTAAAGATGCCGCCATCCGCTGGCGCTGGTGTCTGCTGCATCTGTGAAGCGTAAGCCCATGGGCCTAGTGCTTCCTTAGTTTTCTCTAACACTTCTTGAGGGTAACGGTCTTTCCATAGTACCTCTCCAACGGGCAAGTCTTTACGTGGGTCAACAAAGTCTAGCGGTGTAGGTAGGGCTTCGGGCAAAGACGCCAACGCCAAAGGGTCGTATTCGGCGGGCAAGCAAAGATGCACATAGGTCTTTCCTTTTTCCTTTAGTACAACCCCGCTAACGTCCGTCTCGTGTAGACGTTGCGCCATGAGAACCTTTTTAGGTTTCTTGGGGTTGTTAATGCGGGTGTGCATCGTTTCATTCCAGAAGGTGTTAGCCGTTGCTCTGGCTACATCTGAATAGGCGTCCTTAGCCTTTAGGAGATCGTCTCCCACAATGCAATCACCGCCCTCGCCTGTAGCGGACCCGTCCACGGAGGTCGCAATACGATAACCTTCTCTCGTATTCGTGAATTTCGTCTTGAGGTTTTCGTCCCGCTTGAGTTTAAATAGCTCGCCCCAGTGCTTACTATACCAAGGGGATTGCAGGATAGAGCGGCATTTGACCGAATCCCTAGTGGACAGGGTTTGTGCATAGCTAGCGAAAATCCATTTAAAGCCGGGGTTCTTTGTCCACACCCAACACGGCCACATAACAGCCACCAAAAGGGATTTCATGTGGCGAGGCGGCATGGAGATAATGAGTTGTTCAATGTCTCCCGTGTAGACAGCCTCTAAGTGGTCGCAGATTGCGTCGATATGCCAGTTATCAATAAACTCAGTAGCAGGCTCTACAATGTGCCAAGCCTCTTTAGCAAAGTCCTTTAGGCTGACCTCTCTACACACGACATCGCTAGGCATCCCTTGCGTAGCGGATTCCAATGCATCGGCTAGCCCGATGTCGTAAGCACTAACGAAATCGCTAGGGCCGAAGTGTAGAAGAGTGTTCATTGGTCATTAGGGGGACTTGTCTAGGATAATCCACACCATAGGAAGGTCGTTACCTTCCAGCGTCTGCACAGTCCACCCTCTAGCAATATATGCAGCAGCTAGAGCGTCTGCAGCCACAGAGTTATACTTTTCAGCGGGGATGTGTACACGAATAGGGAGAGTCCTAGCATTAGCTACGGCAGCACGTAAGCGCTTAGCCATAAACTCACGTGACTCTTTACGTGCGATGGTGGGGCGTGAGCCACGAGCCAAGACATCCGCGGGAGTAGGGATATTCTCCTTCTTAGGCATATCAGACTACCGCCATCTCTTTCCAGGCTGTCCCGTTGTGATGGTAGAGCTTTCCATCCGTGCCCGTGTATAGATACCCCTTAGCGCCCGTGGGTGCAGACCCTTGCGGGACGAGCTTGAGGACGTCACTAACCTTCAAGATGGTAAACGTCGATTCGCCCGTCGACCAGTTGCACCACCAAGGGTAGTCAACGTGATTTCCTTCGTCGTCGCGACGGTTGAGGTACCTATGTTTGTCTGTGGCCCAAGTGTCGTACCAGTGCGCGTTCAGTCCTTCGCCTGAGTCGGTGATATACGCGCAACTGTACGAGCCTGCATTCGACTTCTGGACGTAGTCCGTACAGCTCCCACCGCCGTTCCCTAGCGAACGCCAGCCGGCCGTCTGCATGAAGTTGCCGGACAAGGTTGCGTCAACCGCAGTCAAGTCACCAGTGAGAGTGGCATCTACCGCGCTCACGTTACCACTACACGCGGCACTAGGCGCAGCGCTACCAGGATCGGACTCTACATAAGTCCAACCCTTTAGCGTCATGTAGTCGTCACAGTCCTGGCAGAAGATATCAAGCTCGGCAGCGTCTTCCCCTTCAATCGTGTGGTCTACATAGCGAACTAGTCCGCCTTGCGTTGTAGCCGTGACACCGGGAACGCGGTCGGCCATGCCGTTCTCATCGAACGTCCCGAAACTATATCGTCTTACTTCTGATACAGGCATGACTACTACCTAAACGCAAGCGCACCGATGATGTTTTGAGGACTCGCACCAATGGTAAGAGCCTTAGTAACCATGACAGAAGCGACATCGCCCGCCACTACGTCCACTTCGCCAAGGTCAATAACTGGTGTGGTGGATGTGCTAGCAATGGCCACGGCTAGAACCTTGGTAGACTTATTAATGCGAACGGTATACTCAATATCGTTACCGTTACCCGCGCCCATCTCGTGATAGACTACGATACCGCGAATGACCCCAGCACGTAAGAACGGGATACCAATCTCAGTAGTAAGAGCTTGGCCTGCATCATAGCCGGGAGTGAGATAGCGTGTAGTGGTAGACGACGCAATGTTACCATCGCCAAACATGTAGACATCCCCGCGAGCTGCAAGCTGATCTAGAGCTTCTGCAACTTGCGAGGGGTCGGGCGTCCAGTTCGGAAGACTCGCAGGGTTATAGGCTAGCTGGCTCGCAGTCGTAGGGCCATCGCCAGGGGTTGAGCCTGCTACTCTCATTGGTAGGGCCCTGCCCAAATCTCTAGCTTATCTAGAGTACCAGGAACACCCGCACCCAACGCAGTGATACGCGGATAGAGGTTTAGACCAAAGGAGGGTAGGTCAACTTCTAGGCCCATTGAAGGACCCGGAAAGCCTAGCGACGGTGCAAGCTCCACTAGCTTAGTAGAAGCGGGCACGGTGCCCATAGGCATATCAGCCACGACTGCGAAACCAAACGTCATCCCAGCCAAGCCAATCTCTACAGTCCCGCCAGTGTCGAAACCCTTAAAGACGAACATAGCCTTAGTAGTGCTATGCTGCTTAGCCCACGCTGCAAAGCCGGGAGCTGCAAGCGTACCAGCCCAATCGACATCGGCCGGAAGTGTGCCCGCTGCAGGGCTAATCGTTCTAATGAGTCTGAGAGACATAGCTCTAACCTCTTAGGTGGGTGGGTAGGTTGCAGTGGTGGGCACTTCAGCGCCAAGGGCTGCAACAATGTCATCGTCTGCAGGCGTACGGCGGCCACACTCAAACGAGATATTGAGAGCACGCATTTCGCCATCTCCCTTAGTATAGTCGTGGTCGCATGTAAGCCCATCGGTATCAGGATTGATATCCATAGCCTTATCATTCAAGGTAATATCATTATCCCACGACCAAGGGGTGGCGCTCGTAACGGCCAAGCTACCGAGAAGCGTATAGGTAAAGTCTCCACCTGATGCAGTCTTGCGATAACGGTACAGACGTACCAGAGTATCTTCATTGGCTGCAGGGGGAAGCTCAAAGCGGACTTGAAAGCTTGAGACTTTGAGCTTCTTAGTGAGACCTAGGCCCGTGATAGGAAACATCTGTGCACGGTTACCAGTTCCCAAGGTAGGAGGGTCATCCTCCCACATGGACTGGTGATTAGCCGCTCGCAAAAGCGGGCCAATGATGAAGCTATAGAAGCGGCTGAACATGCCGCCGATTTTGCGCTCTGTGGTAGTAGACATTAGATATCCTTCTGCTGCTTACAATCAACGAGAGGTCTAACTTAAATAGACCCCAGAAATGCGCCTAACACATAGGCCACCATAGGGATTGTCCATATACGGATACCAAGCTGACAGCCCTGATAACGAGCCAACTCGGTATGCTTCTTGGAATCTCTAGAGGCCATGATGTTGCTCGGCAATCGTCACAGGCATGCGAATCTTAAGCATTTCCTCTTTGATTGCTTTAAGCGTATCTTCATCGGTTACGTGCTTCATGATGATAGCACCCACTTGATTCATGATACGAAATAGCTGTATTTGCGTGACCGCTGTGTTCTGCCTACGCTGCCACTCGCTCTTTGCCATCTTCGCCAAAGAGTCTAGCATCTTATGGGCGTCTGGTAGTTCGAGAAGCTTACGCGGTTTAGGCTTACCTAGATTACCCGCTTCGTGATCATCGTACCAAGCATTCATCAGCTCATACCAACGATCGTAATCGCCAACCCACTTTTCGGTTAGGCTTCTGAGTAACGCGATATCCTGTTCTAGATTAAGCGGGTCTGAATCATCCTCAAAATGATCCATCATCGTGCGAAGCTCTTTGTTCGCTAGATGGGCGTATCGCCTTTTACTATTCGGACGTTGCGAAGTAGCTTGCTGCAGCGCTCCACCGTGCCACTTACAAAGCCCTTGTCCGTAATGGTCTGTGCCGTGTCCCGCTTGAAGGCTGCAGGGCTCACCATATTTATTCGTGCTCGGACACTTCTCGATTACACCAGAGGGGAGGCCCATCGCTTTTGCACGATTACAGCCACTGGAATTTCGCCCGCGTACGGCTACAGCATTCGCGTCCTGTTCTGTCCGCTTCTGATATTCTGCTTCGTCTATTCCGTCTAGCTCAGCAAGCTCTCTTTGCAGCTTCTCTAACTGCTCTTTCGTAGTCATCGGTCTGGCCTCCTTTGACTATACATAGATTAGAGCGTGGCCCTTTCAGCCTCGCAGGGTTGCTCACTTTCCAGTTATACCCTAGGCGTGCAACTACGGATGCGGGTAGCGGGAAGAGCAGGACTCGAACCTACAGAGCACCCTCATACCAACCTAGAGATCAACCTAGGCATCTCCCCAAAATGATAGTTGGAGCAACCTTCAACGCTAAATCGCGTCTTGCCTATTGCCGGGAAGATTTCGCGGGTTAAACCCTAGAACCCCAACTATCCGAAACTAACTCAGGATACTTGCGTAGTATCCAGCCTCTTATCTCTACCAAAGTCCTAGGAGATTGAACACAATAGCTAGGGCTATCCCAACCACCAGCCACAAACTTGTCACCAGGGCCATTGGTACCTCTAAACAGCGTATCAATCAGACCCTTAGAAGTGTTACCAGGGTCGCAATGCACATTCCCAGAGTAGTAAGGACTGCAGCCAATCCAAAGAGGATAAGCGGCATCACAATAGAGTGGAGTCTCAACCCCAAAAGCGTTACAGGCTTTGCGTGCTTCATCGCACCAAAGTCTAAACGCCTTGAGCCCCTTAGTCCACTGTGAGCGGCCCCGGGCTACTAAGAAGCCCTTAGGTTCCCCGTATATTACGAAGCGTATGGCGGGGCCTGAGCGCTCGCAGAGTCTCTCTGGAATGCTCACCCTTCCCCCTAACATCGTAGCATGACCTACTGCAGACACCTAGCCAATGACGAAAGTAATCGTCCAGTTTCTTCGATGGCGTCCGGGTCGCCCTCCTCTAGACCCTTGCCTAGGTGCTTCAGTTGGGCCCGTGCTCGCTCTGGTGAGGAGAAGGTCACGGATAGACGCTCGTCCTTCAGGGCACAGGAGGTCACTTCTAGGACCTTACCGGGCTCGCACCCCGTAGCGCCGAACATGAAAAGCACCAAGAATAGAATAAGTGTGTATCGCTTGTTTCCCATATCTAGTTACCGTCCTTTTCTGGCTGTCGCGGCAGACATAGGTGGATAATAGTCGTGCTGTGAAAGGACATAACCCAACACAACTATTATTCAAGTACTATGCCCGCCGTGACAATCAGAAAACTAGCTGCTGTCCAAACTCTAAATCTTGCTCAATGGGTTTCGGTGCAGGGCGCGGCTTATCTACATACAAAACTCGTGGCGGCGGAACCCTACTAGGCACCAGAGGTAAAGGGATAACCTTAGACCTAACCCGAGTGCCACGATTCTTAGTAGGCTTCTCAGGAGTAGAAGCGTTCCAATGGTCGTCCAAAGTAGCCTTATCCATACTCTCTAACTCCCTATATCAGAACACTGTTAGCGCTTATCCGCACCCTCAGGAGGGTCTCAGAATCCTCAGGGCAGAGTGGCTCCCCGCACTCCCGGGCGGCGGGCCGAGCTAGCGAGCGGGCCCTCCCTAGCCCCTTAGAGGGGGCGTCGGAGGTCCCGCGCTGCTGCGCTGGACCGCGCCTGTAGGGTAGCATGCGATAGGGACGACAAGATAGATAGAGTAGAAATCTTTATCTCCCCGAATTCGGACACCTACACCCCCGTAGCTACCCTTCTAGGGTTTTCCTCCTCTAACGACAGAAATGGACAAGGGAAGCACCGTTTTGGCGTAGGGTACGTCAAAATAAGTTGACGCACCCCTATCCAGTGTGCTATACATACCTAGCTACCTGAATTCAGCACTTTAGCGATTCAGCCCGTCTAGGGTACGTCAGAATCGGGTAAGGGTACGCCAAGTTAGGGTGCGCGGTTCGCACTCATAACTTCTTGCCGTAGCAGGGTTAATCCCTTACAGAGGAATACGCATGAAAGCACAGGAAATCAGTTTCATTCGCAGAGTCACACTTTTTGGACTGCAGGAAGACCCGTTCAGGCTCACAGACCTAGACCCGGAGGATTACGACACATCCTTACGCACTCTGCAACGGTGGATAAAAGAACTAGTACAGGCTCGCATGCTCAAGCGTGTAGGGGAAGACGATAGAGACGGCGGAGCGGTACTGTACGCATTGCACCCTAACTACAGAGAGCAGTTAGGCGACTACTTTGGTGCTAGGAGGAAGCCGCTGCAC